TAGTGGAGCAATATAGTTTTCATACCGTTCCCTAGAAATGATTAATGTTAAATCATCCAGATTCTGAATACCAAATTTGGATAAAATTGTTCCTTGTCCAGAATACCCATCATAATTTTCAACATAAGCTTCAATTGGATACGCACTATTAAATTCTGATTGAATAACTTCCCTTATTACAGTATTTTTGGTTACATAAGTTCTGGGAAGATAAAAAATTTCAACACCATACATCCTCAACTGTTCGTTGACTAAATCCTGTATGAGGTTTTGTTCTGTTTTACTTCCGTTGAGAAAAAATGGGTTTAACATATCATCCAATCATGTCTAGTGGTGGAAGTTCATAAGTATTACTCATTTTCTCTTTAATTTTATCCAGTTCTAATTGAGCATCATCATAAAGTTGTCTTCCATTAAACTCAATACCACCAGGAAGTTTGACACCCTGGAACTTGATAAGATTTTGTCCCCATTGCCTCTTAATAAGTGCTGTTAGATATGGTTTAAGGAAAGAGTCATTCCAAACTCTAGAATATGTATCCGGATCCATAGCTTTCCAACAATCAATAATTAAATATTCACCAACTCTTAAATTACTCCAATCAACATCCAGATACATCCTATTCTTTCTCTGGTTAAATCTAATTTGTTTATGGGTATTAACTAGAAAGTTTATAGTTTCAAGATATGTCATCGCCATTGAATAACTCAACAAATCAGTAGTTCCCCAATAGTAAATATCATTCAAAAACATTTGATATTTAAAACTGAACATATTGGAGGAATTGATGGACTGAGCATCATCAAATTGAAATACTTTATTGATACCTATAATATCCGGTGGAATCTGTAGATAATTACTATTTTCATTATATGTGAACGTAGTAGCAGTTCCAACTATGTTTGCAGTAGCTGAAGTAGTAGCTATTCCAACTCCAGTAGTAGGGCGAGCCTTTCCTCTATCAATATCATTTTGAGTAATTTTATACTTTAAGTAAACCTGTGAAACTCCATCAAAATGTCTTTCTTGAAAATATTGAACAGCGTCATCTACTAAGTCTTGAATTTGTTCATCTGCAACATTAACTTCAAGAACAGGAGCTCCCAGCTGTCTTAAACAATAATCAATTAGTTCTTGTCGTGAAGAAGGCTGTGCCATTTATATTACAATACTTTTTATCTATTTATCAATACTTGACAAGAACTAATTTTATGTGTAAAATACCTTTGTTAGGGTTCAAGACAAGGCTTAGCTATCTTTAAGAACCTTAAGAAGCATATTCTTGATATCATTGATATCACTTCTAACATCAGTTAGTTGATTCTCTAAGTTATTAATTCTTTCTTTATCAGAAAGAAGTTTCTTTCTATTTTCAATATAGGTTAAGTATTCAGTTTCATCCTTATTGAGAATAGCTCCAGTCTCCTCATCTCTGAAGAGACTCTTACTATCCTTTACAGGTATAAGTCTTTTATTATGCATAAGATATAACTCTTAGATTTTTAATCATTGGAGGGAAAGCTTGGTTAGTAGAAGTACCAATCAGTTTAATTCTCAAGGAATTAAATGATGATAAACGATCTACACTAAACTTATATTCCTTATATTGAGATCTCATTGAGAGTGGAACTAAACTATCTACTTTTGATACTTCATTATCAGTGGTACCATCATTTAAATTAGTGTTAATGACAGAACCATTAGGTTGTACATTGTTGTAACCTGGGAATGGAGTAAAGATAGTATCAAGAACATCACCTTTTGGATCTAAAGCGTAGAAAGCTCTAACATCAGCTTGATTGTGTATGTAAGCATCTATGTAAAGTTCTATAGATGTTCCTGGATTTCCAAGTTGAATATTCTTGGTTACATAAGAGAAACTATTCTTATCATTTCTCACACCTTTAACATCAAAGTCATTGATGTAATCAGTAGTTACTTCATTTACTCTGTTAGTCGTAAATATTATAGAAGAATTATTCAAATCAACTACTGGTGTGATTCTTGAGTCAATGGTTGATAAATTGAAGTTTGCTGTAAATGATTTATTTTGTGGGAACTCTGTCAAGAAGGTAGTTTCATTGATTTTGGATGCAACAATTCTTGGAGAATCGAAAACAGTACTACTATTAATACTCATTGGTTCAGTTCCCTTATCAGTAAATGAAATTTCATTACCAGAAATACTAGTACCACTAACTGTTCTAGAAGTAGCACTGATTGATGTTCCGTTTGGTGTGATTGTATTGATGTTTGGTCTAATTTTTTCAAATTGAATATTATACGTGGACCTACCATTAACACCACCACCTTCAAATTTTTGATTGAAGTGTAGTTCTGGGAAACTTGAAGAACTTGTTCTATTGGTTCCATTCTGAGACATATCAATCTTCACATGATAAGAATCGAGAGTTATTGGATTATTAATAGTAACTCTATTTAATTCATGAGTTTTATTAATTCTTCTCAGAGATACTCCATTAAATTCATATTTTTCAACTAAATCATTAATACTGAAAGAACCAACTAAACTATTATCAACTCCTCTAGTAATTCCAGTTAAAGTATTTCCAGAAGTTCCAGTGTAAGAAATAATCTCATCACCAATTTTTATATAACCTGGATTTGTCGTAGCAACACTTACATTTTCAAATTGAGTCAAATTAGATACATCAGCAACTGATATTGGAGAAGTATCTGAAATACTATATGATGCGGTTAGAAGTGTTGGGTCAATGTCTCCAACAATGTCACTTAATGTTGCAAGATTCGTCTCCGAATGCATCCCGTGATTTCTACAGAAAATCTTGAGATGGAGTCCATCAGTATCAACTCTGATTGGTGATACGGGAACAATTCCACTTCCAAAACTTGCTTCGTGATTTAATGTTGTTGTAATACCACTACTATTCACATAAGTCAATGTATTATTGGCGAGTGTTCCAAACTCACCTTGAACATTGGTAATAATAAGTTCGTTTTCACCAAAAATGTTTGAAACGGATAGTCTAATTCCAGTTCCAAGAGTTATAGTTCCCAAAGAACTTGGTGTTACAACATCACCTACTCTATAACCAACTCCACCATTAACAATGGATGCAGAAGAAACACTTCCATTGTTAACAGTTATATTAGCAGTAGCATTAACACCATTACCCGTAACTGATGTAAGTGCAACATCATTAAATACAAAACTTCCAGAAGAAGGTGTATAACCAACACCAGCATTTGTGACTGTTAATGCTGATGTTGCGGAACCAGCAAATCCAACAAAATCACCGGTGGCTTGTGTGAGATTTTGTGTGACAGTGTTTCCTGGTACTAAGTTACTTAAATCGGAATTTACAACAGTTGTTCCAAGACCAACCCTGATTGCATATGGATCAGTAATTGCGGCATCTTTTCCAATAAATTCAATATCTTTATTTAAATCTGGATTGAATAGTTGTACATTTCCATTCGAAACAAAATCACATCTAAAGAGTTCGAACTTCAAGTCTTCATACTGACTTGGTGTCCATGTAGAAGCATTTTGTGATTTAAATAGTGATCCGAGAAGTGGTTGTGTAGATACTAAAGTTTGAGAAGCTTCTGGTTGATTAATTGTAGAAATATCAACCTCACCAAGTCTAGAAATCCAAACTGTATATCCAGGTGAATTAGCTAACAATACGATTGCATATTCTCTTCCAGATTCCAAATAAACTGGGGATTCAAATGTAAACTTTGTAGCGATACTACCATCAACTGATGGTGTAATTTCTTGAGGATTTTTTACTACTCTTGAATACGCTAGAATTTTTTTGGAAGGAACTCCTAATTCCATTTCTCTAATATCAAAAGCTACCGGAATATTATCGGTTGGAACTGATTCGAAGAATACATCACAAGAAGAAACAAAAATTCCAGTTTCGTCATCAACAGTAAATGACTGTGCTAGAGGGTCAAAAAATCTTCCAGTAAGGCCTTCGGTTGGAGGTGTTACTACTTCCGGAGTTCCAGGAATGACTTCGAAAATCGGTACCTGTTCTCTAGTAACATTTCTGGTAGAAAGTGTTACCTCTTGAGTTGTGTCAAGATCTCCCTGAGAGTAGAAAATTTCATCAGCAGCTGTTGTATATGAAGATGATCCTTCAATTTTACTATTAGTTGGGCTACTGGTGAGCCTCATTTTATTTCTACCTGTTGAGAAAGTCGGTAATGATGTATTTCTAGAATCTGGTACTCTATAACAACCAATTAAGGAACCAACTCTATCAGTTACAAGTCTGAGATTAGATACTGTTGCTATAGCACCACTTGTCTCACCTTGTAATGTCATCCCACTCTGAAGATATCCTGAATACTCTGGAGATCCCTCGTCAGCTAAACTAAAAGTATCTACGTTAAGAATTGAAGATGTTTCTGAATAACTTGATGGGATAGTATTGTTTCTATCATAAGGATTATTTACATACGTATCAGTTGGATTGTTGTAAGGTCCGCTCTTATGATTAGATGAAGCTACTCTGAATGTCATTACTGGAAGACCAAATCCTGCTCCAGGAATTACTTGTCTTGCTGCAACTGTGTTACTACGAACAGTCTCTCCAACTTGGAATGTGCCAGAAACCATTTGAATTTCAATCAATTTGTTTATACAGAATCTAGATACATCAACTTCATCCCAGAAAGGATAAACTCTTGTATAAGGTTTCATTCTTTTTGCAGTGAACTCAATATTACGAGTTCTCATATTTGCGATAATTTCGCGTTTGACAATCCTATTTCCAAGAGATTCTGTTGTTGTCTCACCTTCAGTAATTATAGTTTCGACACCAGTTTGAACTACACGGTCGGGTGTTGCTGGTTGTATTACTACTTCATTTAAAGTAGTTCCAATCTCGACCATGAAATTAGGTGGAACACCTCCACCACCCCACCAGGGTCGACCATGAATAGCTTCAAACTCTTCCGGAGTTCCTTGTCTCCAAGTCCCATCTTCTAACACTTGCTCACGACCACCGAACTGGAACAGCTGAGCTCGGGTCCAATTGATATCATCTAGAGCTGTAGCTCCAACTTCAAGTGCACCACCATCATCATCAATTACCGTTGGAATTGCACCAACTCTTGGAGCAGCTTCAAGATCAACCTCTATTTCAACATTAATTGGTTCTATATCTACAGTATTAACTCCACCCTGAATGTTTCTTGGTTCTATAGTTATAGTATCAATCCAAACATCAACGGTGGGTTCAAAGGACAATATTCCTTGATAGAAAGTAACTAAAAATGGAGTAACAGATTCAGCTCTTGTGGAGAATGGTTGACTTAACCAAGATACTTCTGTATAGTCAAGAGAAACTACCTGATTAGTTCTTCTAATACCATCACCTAAAATTGTAGAAAATCTGGTATCATCGTTTGAATTACCTTCTGTAGCAAGGCTCAAGTTAATCGCAGTTGTGTAATGTGAAGGTCTCAATATTTGTTGTTTTTTATCAATAGCATTTTTAACACCAATTCTAGAGTCTTGAAGATCTCTAGAATTAAAATTATCAACAGCTATACCTGATTTGAAACGATTCAACCCATTTTCGTCAGGAGTGAACTGATTAATTGTTTTTTGTTCTAAAGTGTTAAGGGCAGTATAGTATTCGAGGTTATTAATTCTCCTTTCCAATTTTGAGATATCTCGCATTTGATATCTCTTATGGTTGATGAATGATACTGTAGCATTTTCAACTCTATAGAGATATGCTGGAAGATATACGTTAGCGATTTCCATCGATCCACTATCAATCTTGGGAAGAGTGGGAATATCTGATGGAATTCCTTTTTTGACCGTAAAATCACCTTTTTTAGTAATTAAAATTCTGTCATATCTTGGAAGATAATAGGAATAATCTACTGTGATTGATTCATTTGAAGCCAAAATGTCTTTAGAACTATGTTGACCTCCATTAAATGATCTCCCAAAAAATTCAAATGGAGATCTAGAACCCTCAACTACATTAAAATTAGAAGTGCGAAGTCTAGCGTCAATAATATCTGAACATCTAATTCCAGATTTAGTTGCCCCAATTTCTGTCGAATAATCAAAATTATCGTATGAATTTATAGTTGTAATATCACCAGTATCTGAAGAATCATATGAAGCTGATTCATAATATACAATAATTTTTTTAGTCGGTGATATTACATCCTTATTTCTAATAATTCGAGAATAGTCATAGAATGTTTCTTCCTGACCACGATCTAAGGAGAATCTAGAAGTTATATTTTTACTTCCGATATTTAAATTAGATACTACTGCAGTAACTCCTGAAGAAGTAAATGTTACAACTTCACCATTTTCAAATGTGTTTTGGTTTTCGTATATAAAGTTGATTGAAGTATCACTCTTTCTAAAAATGTACTTAGCTAAAGCTCCACTAATACTTCCAACAATCTGTTCAGAAATAATCAGATCATTGGTTGTAGATGTAGAACCACTCATCAAAGAAGTTGTCATACTTGATGATTCTGGATCACTGGTTGTTTTTGATTCAAATACTCCAAAAACTCTAACAACATCAGGAACATTTAAAGAAATTTGTGAGTCTTGAACCCTACTACCAAAAGGATAGTTTCCATAAGAAAGACCATCATTCAATGTTGTTGCTCCTACACCAGAATTTGATTGAGAAGACTTGTTTATAATAATAGATGATGATGTATTATTTACTTTTACCTTTTCGGTTATTTTATCCTTTCTGAGAGTGGTGACTAATTGGGCACTACCACTTCCTGACAATCCATTAATGGTAAGGGTTGTACTTCCGGAACCAAATGTCAATTTGGATGCCGTTAATATTTCTGTACTACCATCGTCAAGAATTAATGTATATCTTTTCTGGGTATATGGGAGGAAAACTTCATTTTCACCGGCGGTTATGGTATTCGTAGATCCATTCGTAATTGTTATACTATAAGGTCTTCTTATAGTTAATGTTGCATCATTTAACGATACATTGGAAATATTTTGTTTGGGGAATGAACTGTAGAGAGTTCTGTTTGAGGAAGTATTACCACTTGCGGATGATTGTTGGAATGTAGTTCCTAATACAGAAAGATCGTTAACTTCAATCGCAGTAGATGGTAATGCACCATCTACAAAACCAGAAACCGTAGTTATACCGGAAATTGTAATTTGTGTTTGTGTTACACTCTCTACTTTCGCAAAAGATTGGAAATCTAAAGAAGCTCTTTGATATCCTAAAAGTTCACCACTATCTACAACTCCAAGGAAGTTCGCATTTGGTGATGATACTGTAGAAATTCCATTACTAGCAGCTGTAATTGACGCGTTACCAATTACTAATCTTGAAGAGGGAATAAAATTAGCGCTAAATGTTTTTGCCGATCCAACAATACCATGCATCGATTGGAAATCGGATATTTTATAATTAGTAACTTCTCTGGTTGATCTGGAATTATCCTCTACTCCATTAAACAGGAGTCTCTCACCCTCTACAAATTCTCCATCAACATCATATGCTGTAATTGCTGTTCCAACAACAGAATGTCTTAAATAACCGGTAGCTCCACTAGTTTTACCTTCAATTTGTGTTGGTATTGTAAGAGAAACTGATTCATTTACAGTAATATCTGAATATTTACTAATGTCCCATAAAGAAATATTCCACTTATTTAATGCTGGATAAGTGGAATCATATGAACCGGATTTTAAATTGAAGTCATAGAGTCTGGCAATACCAATTTCTTTTCCCGCAGGAACTGTAAAATTAGTTCCAACTCTATCACTTCTCATACTGATAGTATAAGAAGTGTTAATTCCTGCCGATGGGCAACCATTAACACTATTAACAACAAAGGATGGCCCAAAACCAAAATTTATTCCCTGATCTTCTAAAGTTTTAGTTGTTCTTGGTTTTTCAAAATCAATTAAAGTTGGGGCTGATGTATCAACTTCAAATCCTCTTACGTAAGCCTTTCCTGGAGAGATTTTGTAAATACCGATATCGTCCGAAGGAACATTTCCTGTAGGTGTTAATTGATTTGCACTAAACAAACCCCTATTACCAAAACCATTATTTAAACTATCAACAACATTAGTTACAAAATCTTTTACATAGTAATTTCCAGATTCTTCAAAAGTTCTTCTTGCAAATTCTTCAGCAATAATATTATATTCAGAATTTCTTATTATACTTCTTATAGTGCCATTATCGATAGTTGATAATTGGACAAAATTTTGATCATTAAAATCATCTAGATTTTTTTTAATTAATTTTGCAGTTATTTTTAATCTATCTGCACCAGGTGCCGTGTAATTATTAAATCCCTTCGCATTATCATTTAACGTATCATCTATGTCTGAGGAAATTATTTCCTCAACAACATTAAATCCAATTCTATAACTTGGACTATTTGTATATTGATCTAAGATCAATGTTTGATCACTAATTTGAACAAAAGTTCCTCTTAAAAAATATACTCCAGAAGAAATACTGAAAGAAGATCCAGTTGCCGAAGCATTTTGAGATATAGCTTTAGCAAATCCCTCTCCAGCAGAAATAAAGGTTGTAGCGTAATTGATACTAATATCAGTTAACAGAACTTCATCATTAAGAAATGTTGATGTCGATAAATCGACTGAACTACTGTTAATATAATCAACATATAATGTATAATTTCCTTTTTCCGATTCAAGGTCTGTAATGTAATTGACAACTTTTGCTGTTACTCCTGATGTTGCGCCAGTAATTGTTTTTCCGATTAACTGTTCAACATACAGTGAAACGGGAACTCCAAGGTAACTCTGATCAATCTGAATACAATTATAATTCCTCTGATAGGAAACTCCACCAGGAATAACCATAGAACCTTCTTTAAAAAGGTGTTCACCAACATTTTCTACCTGATTTTGGAGAATTGATTGTAATGTCGTTAGTTCTCTAGCTTGAATCGGATATCCCGGTTTAAACAGAACTTTATAGTAGTCTTTTTGCGAGTCAAAATCGTCAAAATAGGGGGCGACGTTGAGATTAGTTTCCTGTGGCATAATTCTTTAGAACTGTAAAATTATTTTTACGTCTTCTTTTTGAGAAGATGATCTTGTTACAGAAGGTCTGTTGTCAACATAAATGATATTACCAGAATGTTTTTTAGATTCTGGTTGTGCAACACCCCTTACGAAGTTTTGACCCAAGTAGTAGGTTCTATTATTTATTACGGTAGATATACCTGTAAATGTATTATCAATCGCAAGATTTCCACTACCACCAACAATCACCAAACTACCACCAGAAGATGGGCTATCTGTGAATTTCAAAGATTCGAATCCATATGTTGGATTTGAATTTTTTTGTCCTCCAAAAGTAAATCCCGAATTTGTTCTATCTTGCCAATACTTTAAAACTCCAGTCACAGCATCATAAGAAACAACTCTACCAACAGCTGTGGAACCAAGTCCAACAGTTTGTGTAATTAAAGTATCGGGAGTGTATGAAATTGAACTATAACCAGCACCTGTTAATCTAAGTGCATAGACAGCACTTGCTTTATCACTCGTAAGAATTGATGAAGAATTATGTGCTTCTGGATTTTCTATTAATCCAACCCTAGCGAACTGGTTTCCTGTAATAAAATCTGGATTGTCAGTATCATTTTCAAATCTAGAATAAGCTAAAACATTATAAGCACCCAATTCTCTGTAAATATCATGACCATGACCTCCAGGTGGAGGAATAATAACATCAAAAACCGGACTGGTGGTTCCAGTTGGTACATTTCCAGATTTTAAATCCACAGTACCATACGTATATCCACTACCACCTTTTGAAATGGTAATAGAATCTACTTTAGAGTCATTATTAATAACAATTGTAGCAGTCGCTCCACTTCCATCACCTTTAATTGGAACTCCAGTATAAGTCAAATTAGGTGATCCTAATCCAACTCCACGATTTCTAATCGTAATTGTTTTGAGTTGACCACTATTTGAAGCATTATTCCTCACAGCAGCATTATCAGTGCTCGTATCCCAATCTGAAGGGACTGGGATGTAATTTGTGGAATCAAATCTAATAGCTTGACTTGGTCTGATTGTATAAAGATATTTCCAAATATATCCATCACCACTACTACCAGCTTCCCTTGGTTCTAGATCTGTAAACGTTGGTTCATCTAGTGAAGGTCCGCCATTGAAATTATTTTCAGGATTTGCATTATTATAAAGACATATGTAAACCTTATAATCACTATTCATCACATAAAAATTGGAATCATAAATGTCTAGTGATGATGATGGTAGGGCAGCATTATCCCTAGTAATATCATTTCTCCACATTCCATAAGTGATTCCAGATTGCCAGGTAATTTTCCTGACAACCTGACTAATATCACTGGGGTTGATTTTTTTCAAAGCCAACATGGTATCCCAATAATCATTATTCTGATCAAAACTATCTTTTGGTGATGGGGGATTGGTGTCCCAATCAGATTGATAACTTGAAGAATTTGGCAATCCAATAAAAGTATAATATGAATTGGTAGTAGATTGTACCCCACTTACAAAATTTTTCGCATTTAATATACGAAGTTGATCAGTGATTATAGCTGCCATTTTTACAAAATGTTTTTTAGTATTTATATGGAAAATCTAAACGAATCAAACACTCGGATAAATCACTATATTATTTCCCATACTACTATGAGAAGTACATTGATAATATAGTGTATTTGGTGCGGAGAAAGGAACTTCAAATTTAACTGTTCCACTTGATGCTCCGTTATTAGTTACGCCAGTGCTGTATGCGGAACCACCATTACTCTCTCTTATTTGGAATGGATGTGAACCACTAGTGCCAATCCGAAACTCATAAGTCTGTCCTCTTGCAAGGTATATTATGGGATCGTCAGTATTACTTAATCCACCTGGACCTGTAAATGTATAGTGACCAGAACCATTGTTACCTATAGTCCAAGCAGCGGTCGGAGCGTCTAATGTCGTAGCAGTAAGAGTTCCTGTGACTGTTACACCACTTGCTGTGGTTTCAAGTCTTGAGGAATTCTGCCATTCAAGGTCTACACCACCTGCATTCAGTAATCGAATTCTTCTATTAATAGCATCAGTTGCATTGTTGGCATAGAAACTCATACCACTTTTAGAATATAAATCTATTTGACCACTGGCTCTAAAAGCGATTGAAGATGTTTGTGTACCAGAAACATTATATATAATATTTACATCACTTGCAGAATCAAGAACAAGATTACCACTACTAACTGTTACACCAGTAGAAGTTGTGTATAATCTGTTTACAACACCAACACCTGTACCAGTTTTAAGATAAATTTGTCCACTAGCATGATCTGCGTGAAACGTCATGCCGTTAGCATTAGGACTTTTAATTGTAAGAAGTCCAGATCCTAGTTGAGATATTACTGAGTTTTGTGAACTATCGGCGGCAAGACTAAGTACATTAGTGGAACCAGTATTCAATTTCAATGTACCATCAAATGTACCATCACCAGTAATATCAATATCACCAGTGATATCAATATCACCAGTTCCTGTAATATTTTTGCTGTTTAAATCTAAATTACCACCAAGTTGTGGAGTAGTGTCATCAACCACATTGGAGATTCCTCCTCCTCCACCACCAGATGCTGCAATAGTAATATCTCCAGTTGGTCCACCAGTTAATGTAATATTAGATCCAGCAGTAATAGAAGTTACAACTCCATTGAGTGATGATCCATCAATTGATGGAAGAGTTCCTGTAAGATTCGCGGCGGGAATATTACCGGTTCCCGTTATATTCTTACTATTAAGGTCAAGGTTACCACCAAGTTGTGGTGTGGTATCTTCAACTACATTCTTGAGAAATGTACTTGCCAACTTACCATCAGCGATAGAACCTGCTAGTTGTGCATTAGTAATGGTTCCGGTTAAAGACGATGTTGGATAATTGGTTGCATCAGTTAAATCAAATGCTGGAGTTGCATCAGAAGAACCTAATGTGACAGATACACCACCAAATGAAACACTACTATTAGTTAACTTACTATTAGCAATGGTTGTTAATGCGGACCCGTTACCCAGAAAAGTGTAAACTTCGTCAAAATTTGAATTTATCTTTAGCGCACCTTGAAGTAACGTGTCTCCTGTCCCATCATTGGGATTTGATCCTGTACTAATTCCTAGTTTTGACATTTCTACTCTTTTTGATTATTTATCATATTAAGTGTAATTTTTAAATTTTAGAGGATTAGATCTTGTAACAACAGCTGATGTGGATATTCCAGCATATCCATCACTACCATAGAAATTGAATGAATTCTTTTTCAGTGGTGTGGTTAGTTCAATCTTACCCCAACTAAAGTTTCCAAAGTTTCTATCGGAGGAAATTCCACCACTCAAAACCCCAAAACTACTATTATCAAAGGTGAACGTGTTAGAATCAAAAGATATTGTATTAGTATCAAATGATGATGTTGAGTAACCAACTATATTTGCAAATACTCTTCTTACGGCCGTATTACCAACACCAATAACTTCACCTTGTTCTGTATAAACGTTGGAAACTTGATATACATTGTCAAGGAATGTTGTAGTTATTCCAATAACAGTTCCATCTGTCGATTCAGACACAACAGTTCCTGTTGTAGTAATAGCTACATTTGTATTGAATAGAGTAAAATAATCTCCGGTAGAAATTCCACTTACTGTGATTCCGGTACCAACATACTTACTATCTCTCATGAAAGAATCAGTAGGAATATAAAAATCAACTATAAGTTTATCTTGAGCACTTTGTGTAGTTACACCAAATCCTACCAAAGTTCCATAATCACCTTTATAGGAAGTGACTCTAACTTCATTTTCTTTAATAGTACTCTTCTCCTCAATTATCACCGATGGTGGGTTAGTTGAAGTGTATCCACTTCCAGGATTTGAAACTGTAATACCGGAGATAGATCCGTTAATGATCGTAGCAACTGCAGAAGCTCTAAGTTCAGTTCCAAGTCCAACAGGATTGCCAATAATCACCGATGGTGCGGACGTATATCCAGAACCAACATTTGATATGTTAACTGAACTGATGGTACCAGATGGAGAAACTGTAGCGGTAGCCAATCCTCCAACTGAAACATCTTGAGAAATAATATCTATCTTTTTATTATTTCCTTCCGCTTCATTTTGTGAATTAAATAGAGGTCTTACAGTATCAACATAAATTTCTGTTGACCCTGCACTAACAGACTTAAGAACAAATGATGATGGATATACTAGGGGTTCTTGTTCCTCTCTATCTTTGCCAATAACTTTACCATCTATAAATCTATCATTAGTTTGTTTGCACCATATCACTGGTCTAGATAAAGTTTTATCATCAGTGACTCCTGGACCATAATATGGATTTGTGTTTGCGGTATCAACGGTTAATACATCAGTTACAACCCTTACATCTTGATCCAAATCACTATTTTGATTTAAGATAGGATCATTGTCGATATTTAAAGTATCACCTTTTTTGACAGTTGGTAATACATCCCTGAAAATAACATCAATATCATCACCAGAACCTTTATAGAATAGTAATTTGGAAGTATCTCCACTATTAGGAGCTTCATTAAATTCAATAATACTACTTCCTTTCAATTTAAATGATCTCTCTGGTTCCTGAAGTATGTCATTGATGAAGATTAACAATGTTTGAGTGAGATCAATTTTAGATCCTTCTTTCTTAGAAATAGCGAATATATCATTATCCTTTTTCATCTTGAAGGATTTAGTTTTTCCATCAAATTCGTCATCTATAGTATCAAGAACATCAAATTCACCTATACTCCAACCGTTAAATGAATCATTATAAATTCTATCAATTTCTAATTGGAATTCTTTAAATGAAGTTGTACCATCAGTTGGAATTCCCGTAGAACCTCCAACAGGTACGGTTAATATTTCACCATTACCATATCCAAAACCTGGATCATGAATACTAAAGTTGATTACACTAGAACCCTGACCAACAGTGATATCCACTGTTGCACTTAATCCAGATCCTACAGGAGAGGATGAGCTGTATTGTAGTGGAATGTCCTCATATTGTAGGGGATTGTCAAAGACGACCAATGGTGGATTTGTATTTTTATATCCAACTCCTGGATTTGTAATAGCAACTCCAACGATATGACCTCCACTTACAGATGCTGTTCCAATAAACTCAATGTTTGGTATTCCGTTACTATAAGTTTGAACTCCAACATTAACTACTGTCTGAACTCCTACTCTATATCCAGAACCACTATTACCAATGCTGATAGAAGAAATTGTTCCTGCTACAGATACAACTGCAGTTCCTCCAGCAGAAACTAGAGGTTGATATCCAAATCCTTCAGTTGAACCTACTGAAATTATTAATCCACCTAGTGGAAGGCTTGACCTATTTGGATCATATCCTTCAGGAGAACTTTGTGAACCAGTAAATGTTATCGTAGTAATACCGGCACTTTCTTCAAGATCATAATCACCATCCTGATTGATGTCTGAGATTCTCTTAGGTTGTTGGAATATTCCATTGATCAAAACAATAGAGTTCCAAGTAGATATTCCAGATACATTGGAGTTATTAGATTTTAATACAAACGAACTTTGAACACCTGTAAATTGGTCCGAAATATTATCAAAAACATAATTATCTTCATAAGTATCACCAGAACCATTTTCAATTCCAGATCGTATGAATGCTCTACCTTGGAAAGTTGAACTAGTTGTTATACCGGTCCAATCAAAATTAGATGGACCTGAAGTTGTCGTACTCAGAGGAATTTTTCCATGAGGTGCTTCTGAGAAGTTTAATGTATTATTGATAATATTATAATTACCAACTATTTTAGTTACCAGTGCACCGGTACTATGACTTGAGGATAATGTTCCCATCCAACCTCTTCTAACATCAACATTCGTATTTCCACCAATACCAACATCCGTAACATAAACAATTTCGTCATCTATCTTCAAAAGGTCACTAGAAGATATAGAAGTGACCCCACTTATTCCAAATCTAGTGTCAAAAACAATATTTTGACTGAGTAGAGCTGTCACACCAGAAGAAACAATAGGTGATTGAATCATATTATCAATTGCAATCAATACTTTAGAGTTTTGATTGGTAGAAGTTAATTTATGAACAGTTCCCACTCCAACTGATGTAAAGTCAAAGGTGATTGGATTTGTTGCCAATGCATCTGAAGCAGAACCTGCCAATCTTATTCTAGATTCAGAATCTTTTACAACATATACAGTTGATGGAATTTTATCAGTAATTCCAATTCCAGAAATATTTGTAGAAGCTATTGAAATTGGAACTGAATTTGGATTTAATCCATTGATAACTGCTTCATATGAAATCTTTTCACCAGTAACAAAATAATTATTATTAAGAACGATCTGATTGTTAGTCAAATCAACAAAAGTGGTACTGGAACCATCAATTTCTCGTTCAAAAATTTCATTACCATCATGTGTGAGGTCAAAGGTTGTTTTCAGGTCAAGAAGTGATCCAGTGTAAGTACCATTATCACAAATAATTGTTTCACAACCTAAATCAATATTTTTTGGATGTATGTTATCGTCAAATATTCTGATGGGAATTTGAAGTGATCTTACCTGAACACCAATATTTGCATTTGGTGTATATGTAAGATTAATATTATTTCCGACAGATGTAATTCCTATAGAACCAAGTGATCCGGATGTTTGAACATTACCATATTCAACATGTGTTTGAATGTTCGAGGAATTTAATATAACAGACTCAAAGATTTCATATTCATTGTTAGTGGTATCTTTAACTGTGACAATGTTATATGATGCATTAGCAAACCTTTGATCATAAGATGAAATCACAACGGCTGACGGAGAACCAGAAGAAGAGATAGCTTTGTAATTCGATTCTAAATCTACTGTACTTAAATTAACAGTTGAAATTCCAGTGGAACTGTCAGATGTTGCAATAATTGAAACGCTTGATGTTAGTGCAACACCGACATTCGGAGTAAAATCAATCTTAAGATTACCGCTGTTAATGTATGGGAAGAAAGTACCAAATCCACTCGAACCATCTGTTACTATGTCACCATAACTTGAGAAGTATGCTGAAGTTCCATCATGAATTACACTCAATTCCACTCCATGATGTTCTTTGGATGTATTTTCAAGATCGACAAATACCTTCGCAGATCTGTAAGTGGAAGATATTGAAACAACCGTTGTAGTGGTAGCTACTGAAACATTTGTCTGTTGAGATTTAATATTTACAACATCTCCAATATCTGTAGTCCCTATTCCACTAACACCATTTACACTACTAAAAGAAACTGTAGATACATCATAATTATTATATTCTGACTTTATGGGGAAGAAAGTTAAGTTCCATTCTCCATCTGGATTATTTGTTGGTACTAAGTAACCAAAAGATCCTAATTCTGTCACAGTATCAAGAATCGCATATTCGTGCATCTGTGCTTGATTTCCGACTTGCATTACGGAAACCATAGATGCATGTCTTTCGTCGGTATAAATTGAATCTTTAACAAATACAAATAATTTATTATAATTATTGATTAATGGGAACTTAGATACCGATGTAAATTGTGTTGGTCTAATGTTACTCTGAAATGTAGAACTAATATCATCAATTTTTAAAACCCTGTTTCCAACAGATTCGAAGAAATCTGACAGTAACCTATTATTGAAGTTGATTTCTGTGGAAACTAAAGTTCCGTCTACGTTTACGGTAGTTTCAGTAACTTCATCAAAATCATAATAGCAGTTTAAGTCAGCTTCTCCAACAATATTGACTGACAATTCAACATTACTATTTTCTGGTAAAGTCACTGATAAAGTATCATTATCAACAACACTTTCAACTTGAAGATCTGCAAATTTTTCAAATCCAGCAGTATGGTCGAGAGAACTTACCGGATCATCCCATGTCTGATAAGGTATTTTAGATTTGAGTGAATATGAGAAGTTTTGATAATATTCATTGTTAGGAATTCTCTGGAAATTGTTATTCAACATACCAGAAATCAACTGCCAACCACTAATCACAGTAGCTCCAGAACCAACAATAATTTGAGATTCAAAATTAATTTTTTTCGTAACAGAAGCTTTTGCTGTAGATGTTAAACCTTTAATAATGTCACCAGCTAAGAATTCATCAGAAGATTCGACATACAGATATTCTGCTGTGGAGTTCCACCTTCTAGCTATACCAACCTTTGAACCAGAAACTACAGTTTCACCAACAAGTATTTCATTTGTTTTGAGTATTGGATTAAATACTGGAAAATCATTTTCTAATATTATTCTTCCAGCAGAATTAGAAAAGTCTACATTGCCCGGTACTTCATTACTAGAAAGATCTTCCTGTAAACTATACTCTACATAAGCTCCAGAACCACCTAAAGCTGTGTTGACACCGGTAAGACCAAATAATTTATAACCATAATTGGAAGAATCGTATCCCTTTCCAGTAGATCCAATACCTACAGAAAGACCTTCAATGAAAACTTTTGAACCAATACTAAATGGGAAGGTGTCTCCAGCTCCAAAAGTTTGATCGAGAAATACTCGAACAGTCTTTGAGGAATTTGTATAAGTTACCGTAGAAATTCCTATACCATTGCTGTTTTGTATAGGAATAATTCTGGGAGATGTGTTATAAATTCCATCCGTATTTTTCAGGATTGTTACTTCACTATCTCCTAAATTGTAGTTTAAATCAACATCAGAAACAACTTTGTTTGTGAATCCATCAAGAACTATTAATTTTGGTGCAACTAAGTAATCTTTACCAGAAAAAGTAACTCCAATACTTTCAAATTTGGAGAAAGGATCTATATTTAAAATTTCTGGTAAGTTTGAATTAACTCTTAATGTATTATCAGTTGGATACGCAAAACCAATCTCATTGAATTTATAATTAGTAATTTGACCAATAGTTTCACTATTGGATTCTAAAATAGCACCAACCCCGTCTTTACTTTGTACTGTCGATATTCCTGGTAAAGTTTCATATGAACTTCCACCATTACTGACATCAATTCTTGATATTGGTCCAGAAGATGTTAATGAAGTTGTTTCATATGATATGGTTGAATTTGTGGAATTGTAATTTACAACCTTAGGAGATTCTATTACATCATATGTGAAAGTAGATGTTCCAACTCCAGTTACTGTATAATCTCCACTGTATATTGAGTTGATAACATTTATTTGGTTGGGACTATTGACACTTGTATCAAAAACATTATTTTTGAAAGATGGTAGGATATCAAGATTTATATTGTTAAATTTGTAATACAATAAAGATGGAACAAAATCACTAACACTTAAAGTTAAACTAGCATCAGAATCAATACCAGGTTTTCCGATCTTCAATACCTCAAATTTTGATGTATTGGGTGATGAAAGAAACTCTGTTAAGAAGTTTTTGTCTTCATATAAACTTAATTCGAATGCAGAATATACATTTGAATTGTAAACAAAAGCTAATGAGTTATCTGATAGGTCAAATTTTACATTATTATTTCTACTAATATTAATTCCTGGATTTATATTTGATAAAGTTCCACCATTTGTACTAGTAATATTTACAAAATTAGGTGATTCTTTTAATAATTCACTTTTTTCTCTAACCAATCTAATATCTGTTTGGTTATATGTAATAACATAATACATTTCCTCATTTATCAATCCTCCAGCTGGAGATGATGAAGTATGAATTACCCTATCACCAGTTTTAAAATCATTTTTAGAGAATTTAATAGTATTATTCGTGATGTCAACGTCACCGGATACAAAAGTTTTTGGATTAAATACTATCCTTCTGTTATGATTATTATATTTTACTTGAATGGTTATCAAATCTCTAGGTTTCAAATCAATTGAAACTTTATCTCTAGCTCTTAATAAGTGTGGTGATGATGTAGTTACTGTAATTATGTTCCTATCAACAGATCCACTTAGAACATTACTCAAGTTTGTTTTAAAGCTATGAGTAGTTCCAGCTCCAACTCCAGTAAAATAGAAGAGACCTTTACTATCAGTACCTATACCAACATAAGATCCAGTGGTTCCTATTCCGATTCTATTAGAACTTATTCCAATATGATTATCGGTGATATTAGCAACAAACAGTGTTGTGTAATCTGTCAGATTTCTATACGAAGAAGAATTATTCCCGTCCCAGATTTGAATAGAGGTTCCTCCGTTTGTGGAGTAAGTAATCTGATCATTGAGGTTTAATCCGTGATTTGGATAGTAAATCCTCTGTGGATTCGTAAAGATTTGGGTAATTCCAACACCTGGATTGGAGAATGTAATAGTATTACCGATACCAGTTCCAAGTGTAGTTCCAATTCCAACAGACTCTGAGGGATCAAAATAAAGTTCTCTATTAACTTTAAATACTCTATTAGATTTTACTGAATCTGCAAGAAAATTGAATTTAGAACTTTCCTCAAAAATCTTTGTAGATCTCGTATGTGCACTGCCAACTGTTGAATTTTGAGATCTCAATACACGTAATCTGGAATTAATTTTATCAATATTTAATACTTTGACTTTCTCAGTTCCAATGGAGAGAATATCATTTTCTCTTATAGTTGGATACTCTAAAGGTCCCAAAACATTTAGATAAGCAACAGATCCAGTTGCTCCTGCTGTACCAATTCCTGATGTTAAAGTCCAACTAACAGTACTTACTCCTACACTATAAGAACCATCAAACCCTTCATAATAACTAGAAAGTCCAACAATTTGAACAGTATCTCTAGAATTTAAATTGTGGGGGGATGTGGTAAAACCAATGAATAAATTTGATAAAGGTAAAAATTCAACATCTTCTAAAGATAAAGTGCTCGCGGTTACATCACTAACTGTTTTGCCCTTAATTCTAGAAACTTTGGCCGAAGCATCAAAACCCTGGGTATTCGTATTGTCAAATACAATATTGTCATTGAGTTTATATCCGTCACCACCGGATACAATTTCAACATTTTCAACTGAACCTCTTAAAGATGAAGTTACTTCTAAAGATTGTTTCTTAACCCTATCAGAGTCAAAAATATAATCATATCGACTATTTTGTTTTCTGAGGTGATATGGTACAGTATATCTCAACCAACTATCACTTTGTAAACTAAAATCTTTTTGATTTGAAATTCCTTTGAAATTAAAGTCAATCGGTGTTGACTTATAAGTATCACCGATTAGATACGGAAAAACTGGTCTTTTATACTTACTAAAGGGTCCGTCACTATCAACTTCAGATTCTATAGTTGCAAAGTATGCATAAACACCATCAGGGTAATCCGGAGTTACACAATATCTTCCATTACTCGCATCCAAATCTCCATTGCCGACATATTCAAAGTCTTCAACGAAAAATCCTGATTCAAAATTAGGTCTATCCAACTTATCAGATTTGTTAATATATCCAGATTTCATTTCACGAATGACTCCAGTACCATCTTTATTTGAATATCCATATGGACCATAAA